AGAGCTTGCGCTTCTTCCCGCGGCGTTCCTTGTGCAGGCCCATCACGTAGCGGTAGGCGTAGCTCATGAAGTAGTTGCACAGGAACTGCGAGAGCAGGCTGCCGATGATCAGGCCGTCGCCGTGCATCTGCAGCAGCGCATCGACAAACCACAGCAGGAGCCCGTTCTTTGCGATGTCACGCCGCAGCCAGCGCATGGCCGTCTCCCGGCTCAGGCTCCGGAAACATTGCCGGACGTCCAGCTTGACGAAGTAGGTGGTCATGCCGGCCTTGGTCCATTTCTGGATGGTCTGCGCTCCCTTCAGCTGACCGCGCCCTTTGATGCTCGCGTACTGGTGGCGCTCATACTTGGCGTCCCACAGCTCCTGCAGGCATCCGACCGCGACGTGCTCCATCAGCTGCTGCATGACGCTCTCGATGCCGATGATCCTGGTCTTCTTGCTGAGCCCGTCCGTCCTCGTCGAGTACCGCACCGGATCCAGCGCCAGCTCCCGGCTGAGGATCCGCAGCCGGATGTCCTCGCAGATGTTCCGGATCGCGCGGTCCAGTTCCGGATAGTGGTGAAGACCTTCGTGCGCATGCCGCCGGATCTCTTTCCCGCCGATGCCGCAGTACCTGGCGGTGAACTCGCTGTAGTCCTTCCGCTTCAGCTTGGACAGCAGGGCCTCATAGACGAAGGGCTCGATGCTTATCACATCGGAGGGATCCACGCCCTTGCAGTATGTTTTCATGCTGATCCCTCCGATCTTGCTGTCTTTTTGAATCTCAGGGCCTTTCGGTTTTCTACTAAGCCCGCGCGCAGCCTCTGCTGCACGCCCGGAGAGCAGCTTCAATTCCAGGGCTGTCTCCGGTGCCGGTACGACACATTTTCGCCGCAGCGAGGAATGGCAGAAGCGTGAGGCATCCCGCCTCTGGGTCTCATGTGTGTCACTCGTTTTCAAAAATCCGCCCGCCGATGTTCCAGTTCGCGTTCCCGAGCCCGTTGTTGCCGTTGCCGCAGGAGAACCCGGCATTCCCGACGCCGTTGTTCAGGTTGCCGAAGCGCAGCCACCGCGACCGAGCACCCGACGGATGCATCTGCCATCCCTGCCCGGCCCGAAGGCCGGGTCTTTTGTTGTTTCTGGTATTAGGGGACGTTCGTCCCCTCTTTCAGCCCTTGCTATGCTGCGGGCTGAAATTCACCCCTGTTCCCGGTGAGCGAAAGCCGCCCGCCGATGCCCCAGCCCGCGTTCCCGAGCCCGTGGTCGCCGAAGCCGCAGGAGAACCCGGCAACCCCGACGCCGACGTTCAGGGAGCCGAAGCGCAGCCACTCTCGCGTACCGGTGGCGCTCTGCGCTTCCAGATAGAAGCCGTCACGCGGGCCGGCCGAGGAGCTGCCGCCGATGTCGATCGGGAAGAGCAGTTCCGGAAGGTCCGGATCTTCGCGCATCTGCTTCGGATACTGCCAGCCGGCGGAGATCGGTTTCGGCACGCCGAAGGATGCCGCCTTGTAGTCCGAAGTGATGCTCTCTGCGATCTTGCTGGCGTCCCGGCAGATGTGCGCAGCCTCGACGGCCACATTGTCGATGGTCTCGTGATTCAGGATGGTGTCCCCGAAGACCTCGTAGCAGCCCACCATGACCTCGATGCCCTGGATCTTCACCGGGTATTTATCGTTGGTCGGATTGATGCCGCCGTCGTTGCCCAGGACGTTGTCCGTGCTGCCGGTGTACCACTGCATCGTGGTCAGGTGTCCGTTGGTCGCTGTGTTGAAGGTCTCTTCGACGTCCACGTACACCGCACCGTAGTCCGTTCCGTCGATGGTGACGGTCTCGATCTTAGTGATCTTCTTCCGGTCGACGGTGCTGTTCTGTGCTCTGGCGCTGGCGCCGTAGCAGACGGTGCTGCCCACGACCAGGTTGGCCGCCTGGGCGGTGGTGATCAGGATCCGCTTCACGCCGGTCTCGGCCTTGGCCGGGGTGTAGTCGTAGTAATAACTGCAGCACCCGTGCAGGATCCGGTCGCTGTCCAGCCGGCCGTACTTCAGGTACAGCATCAGCTTCATGAAGGCGTCGTCCGCGGATGTCAGTCCGCAGTACCGGTTGCCCCAGGCACTGCGCACGCCGCTGCGGCTCGTGTTGTGGCTGACGTTCCATACCTTGATCGCCTGCCCGCTGCAGCAGGTCCAGTTCTCGCCGGCCGCGTACTTCGCATGCACGACCCAGGGGCGCACGCTGTTGTCGGAGAGCTCGATGGCCTCCGGCAGCGGCCGGAAGTTCGGCTGGTCCAGCAGGTCGGTGTAGTCCCATCCGTAGTAGCCGGCGGTGGTGTCCACCCAGGCGCGCTTCCACCCGGTCATCTGCAGCACGGCCACGATCTTCGTCGGGTCGCTCCGTTTGAAGTTGCCGGCGATCCCGTCGATGGCCGTGACGTGCGGCTTGCCGGTGCTGTCCAGGTAGACATTGCAGTCCACGCACGCGAACAGGGGCAGGTTGGCATAGTCGTCCGTGTTGGCCACCGCCTCGGTGCTCGGCGTGCAGCTGAGGCCGAAGTTGTCTCCGGTCTTCACGCCGTCCGAGCTGGCCGCCGCGTCCTGCGCCGGGATGGGGAACTTCACGCCGCCGGTCCAGCCGGTGCGCGTCATGGTGTACCAGGTGTCGCACAGGTCGCTCAGGTCCGCGTAGGCTGCGCAGCCGTTGGCCAGAAACCACTGTTTCATGACCGTCTTGTAGTTGCTGCCGTTCAGCAGCGCGACCCACTCGGCATTGCCGCGGACCGAGATGCTGCGCCCGACCTCTTTCACGGCGTCGATCAGGCCCTGGGCTTTTTTGCCTTCCCAGATGTCAAGGCTCATATTCTTACCTCCTTATGATGCTGCATAGGTGATGACAGACTGCAGGGTGGTCAGATCCGTCACGATCGTCAGGCTCTGCCCGGTGCCGAGGGTCCGGACCTCGGTGATGCTCGCCGCGGTGAACGTGAACACGTCCGTCCGCACGGCGCTGCTGTTTCTCATGTGCGTGACGGATTGCACCGTGCCGTCCTCGGCGAAGCTGATGCTCTGCGTGGTGTTCTCGATCTCGGTCTTGAGCAGATCGGTCAGCGCCTTCGTGTCCATGCCGGCCAGCGTATTCTCGGCGGCGATGATCGCGTCCTGGATTTCGTTCAGGTTCTCCGCCGTGATGACGGTCACCTGGTCGGTGTATGTTCTTTTATTCAGGCCCATGGTGCTGCCCTCCTGTTTAACTGTAGATGTTGACGCCCGTGGCTGCTGCCAGGGCCTTCAGCGCCGAGACCAGGTTGATCTTGTGCGCGTCGGTCGTGTTCAGGATCACGTCCCAGTCTGCGGTCACCTCCAGCGTGTCGGCCAGCTCGGCCACCTTGCCGAAGGCGATGCCGTCGCCGCCGTTGTGGATGTCCATGATGGCGCCGGCCGTTGACAGCCGCATGGTGCGCGTCACGGATCCGAGGTCGTCGGTCAGCGTGGCCGTGATGTCATAGCTGTGCTCGATGTCCGCTGCCACGATCAGGGTGCCGCTGGCGTCATACGTGGCCCGGGCGGGAGTTGCGGTACCCTGCGGGTGTGTGATCGTCAGGCTCTTGCTGTTCTGATTCCCCAGCGGGGCGACGCTGATGCCCCACTCGATCTTGACGTAGGCGCCGGCGTCATCGTTCGTGCCGTCCTGCCGGCATCGGTGGATGGCAAACGTCGGCAGGGCCGGGTCCCAGTAGTCATAGACCTGATAACTCAGCGAGGCGTTGTTGCTGGCGTTGTGGTTATCCACGGCCGAGGCGTAGTAGGTGGCATCCACGGAAGGCCAGACGGTGGTATTTGCCGACGACGTCGCGCCGTTCAGGGTGATGGTCTGCGTCAGGATGCTCTGGCCGTAGCCGAAGGGCGCGGTGATCGACGCCTGCAGCCGGATCCGCGACTTCCCGACCAGGTACCTGCCGTACCTTGCATAGAGGCCGGCGCCGGAGATCTCCGTCACGGACACCGAGACGCCCGGCTTCGCGTTGGCCGGCGGTGTTTCGTTGTACTGGATATAGCCGGTGATCTCGCCCCACGCGATGCGGTTGTCGTCCAGGTCCGAGTCCGGATCCGTCAGCTCAAAATGGATCTTGTACCGCGAGGTGTTGTTGACGAAGTCGCCCGTCGCCACCTGCAGGATGCTCGGGTACCAGGTGACCGACGAGAAGACAGAATCCCGGCTGATCTTGGTCGATGCGTTGGCATAGATGTCGCTGCTGCGCTCATAGTTCTGTCCGAAGGCGCCGTAGGCGGTGAAGACCTGCCTCGATGATTTGTAAATATTGGACAGGTTTATTGCCGGGCAGGTGAAAATATTCAGCGCGTTCAGCTTAACGACGGCGGGGGCGGAGAAAGACATTCCTGCATAGTCTGGAAAACGAAAGCTCGGCTCTGCGGACACGGTGCTGACTGTATAGCTCGAATCAATGGATGTGATTTTATAGGTGAAGACGTCAGAAACGCGGAGAGCATAATCTCCGAGCGAGTTGCCGGCTGTCCACGGAAGGTCGACGTATCCGATCTCGTCCGTGTACTGGTAGAACCGGTCGCCGATTTGTACGGGCGTGCTGATGTTGTACGACCCGTCCAGCACATAGCCGGATGAGGTGTAGGATCTGAGCTTGACGTAAACCTTGCTTGTGCTGACGCGGTACCAGCCCGCCGGGTAGGACACGGTCACCCTGGTGATGTGCATCCTCCTGGAGTAGGGGGTTGTCGATCTGTCTACATACAGGGTCGCCGTGAAGGCGATGCCGCACCGGGTGGGTCCGATATTCTTGGTGATAGTCCCGACTTGTACGTATGCCATAGCTTAACCTCACTCAGTTCTGCTGCGCCTGGCTGCCCACCCAGAGCAGGCTCAGGTTCCCGCTGCTGCGCGGCTGCCATTGCACGGATCCGGTCCGCAGCGATCCGCCGACAGGGATCTCCAGCACCTTCGGCGTCACCTGCTTGTCGGCGTTCCAGTAACTGGTCGCCACGTCGTTGTCGCAGGCGGAGATCTGGGTCGGCGAGATCCGGA